ATCTTTTTTGTTGCTACGTTTTTTAGCACCACCTACAGATGGAGGAGCTAATGGCATAACTGGAGAATCATCGCCACCTTTCTTTTCATCATCTTTTTTGTTGCTACGTTTTTTAGCACCACCGGTTGAAATGACTGATTCTAATGGAGCACCATCGCCACCTTTCTTTTTACCTTCTTCATCAGAAATGAAACGAAACATTTTAGTTCCACAATGAGGACATATGCCTTTCATCATCCAACGACCATTTTTTGCTTGATCTTTTTTAGAATCTTTCATATCGCGTTTTTCTTTGCATTTTACGCAATAGGCTTTCATTGTTCTTATATATATGATATAAATTATTTATCATAATACTTATAAGGAATAAAGAATGCCTCCAAGAAAATCAACAAGTGTAAAAAAAACTACTTCATCAAAACAAGAATACAATTACCGGCAAATTAATGTTAAAGGCGATGGCAATTGTTTCTTTCGGGCAATATATAAAAGTGCAAAAGATTCGGGAAATCTAGGAAAACTTGTTAAATGTTTTTTAGAAGATAGTTTTGAAAATTTAGAACATTATGAAAATAATGAACGTGATTTTATTATGGATATGCGCGAAAAATTAGCATTGAATATTGAACAAGAATTAGATGGTGGACAAATAAACTCTATTTTTGAACATTTACATGGTTTTGATGTACATGACAAAGAAGCTATGGAAACATATGCAATGATTGTTGATACTCTTCCAGATTGGATTTCTACTCGTTTTAAAAATCCTCCAAAAACATTGGCAGAATTTCGAGAAGCAGTATGTAAAAATATAAGAAAACAAGGAACCTATGTAAGTCAAATTGAAATCGATATATTTAAATATATAAATGATACATTTTGTAATGAACCTGATAAACACGTTATACTTAATGTTGTTGCAACTGCTCCACAACAAGATATTAATCTTTCACAAATTAATATTATTAATGTAGCTAATATTCATTATCAATATCTCGCACACAAAACAGCAACCAAACAAGCCAGCTCTACATTCTCAGCATCAACAACACCTTCTTCTTTATCATCGGCATCAGCCTCAACAACATTATCAACAGTTAAATCAAGTGATTCATCTAATACTAAAATGCATAAAGTATTACAAAAATTGCAAAAAGATGGAGTAAAACCATCGTCTTCATCAAGTTTTGAATTTTTACAATCTTCAAGTGATTCTAATTCATCATCACTTTCAGCTGAAACAAAAGAATTAATGGCAAGTTTTAAAGAATTTGTTTTAAAAACAAAAAATAAATCACCTGAAAAAAAAAACAAAAAGTAAGACGAAAGGAGGTAAACTTGGTTATAATGCATTATCAAATGTGAATAATGTAATAGAAACAAAAAAAAGACAAGAATCAGAAGCAGTTGCACGTGATTTTGGATTTCGTCCAGAAGTAACACCTTCTGCAAATGATGCACAAAGATTTGAAGAAATCAACGATAACTATAATGAATATGCACCTGTCTGGAATCCTATAACTAGAAAATTTGAAAATAAAACCTCTTGAGGTCCTGGAATTATGAGAATTGGTGGTAAAAAACGCCAATCAAAAAATAAAAAATAAATTACACAACTTCAATTTTTGTTTTATGTTTACCATCACGACCAATAACCATGAGAGTATCTATATCATAACCGGCAATTTTAACACCGGTAACTTCACCAGAATAAAATACACCTAGATATTTTCTAACAAGACCAATAATATATTCAGTATCCATTGCTTCAGCAGTAACAACACCTTCTTTAGGATTTTTTAATGACCAGGAAAGACCACTCAATAATCCAGCCATAACTTGAATAACTGTTGGACCGAAATAAGGATCTTTTAATATATTTTGAGTGTAATCAGTTGTAAGAACTGATCCAGTCCACCATCCCCAAGGTTTTGCTTCGTGTGTTAATGGATTTTCTTCAAGTATAAACATTGCACCAACATTATCAGTGCCTTTTAATTTATCTTCATACATATTCATGACTTTCCAATTAGCAGTATCCATACTGAGTTTATAAAGCTCTTCTTTTGATTTTGTATGAATTATATTTTCAATTGCAGGACTTGAATTATATACATAATGCATTGTTGGTGCATAATCTTCAGTTGCAATAAATTCATTTAATGTCAGGCCTTCACCATGATGTACACATACACCTTGTATTTCAGTAAATTCTGCAGTACCATCTTCCTTAATATGTGATGGTACATATGATTTAAATTTTATTTTGCGACCTTCTTTTGCAATAACACCTACTTGTTTTATAATAGCTGTAAAGGTACCTTCTTTTACAGGAATAATAGTTTCATGTGTACCAAGTGCCATTTCACATGGTTCACATCCTTCATCTATAAATCCAAGACAACTCCAAGTATTTGCAAGTGTTACTTTTTTAAGTAGTTCTGCTTCATTTTCAGAACGTTGTGTATCCAATTCAGAGCAATGAATTGCACGAATCATTAGTTTTTTACATATATCAGAATATGCACGTGTACGAACAAAACGTGCTAAATCTTTATCAACACTTTTTTTACTCCCTGAACCACTTTCTTCTTTTTGTTTTTTAAGTACCCAACGAGCAATATCTAGAATACCATGTTTAACAAAAACTGAAATAAGACCCGGATTCATGCCGCATTCAAGAATATTTGTAATATTACCGTGGCGGCGAGTTTTATGTGTAGCATCTCGCATATTCATTTGCATAAAATAAATACTTGAATCAATTAAACAAGTTTTTAAATTTGTGCATAATTTTTCATTATCAGATTCAGTATATGTATCAGTATTAAAGTAAAAAAGTTGTCGTTTACGACATTCTGTAAATAACTTAACTGTTGCAGTTCTCGTAGTAACATCAATTACAACATCACCTTCTTTAACATCAATAACTTTATCAAATATACGTGCAATATTTTTATTCTCAATTTTCATATGTATAAAATGACCCCCTTTTTTAATGCATTCTTTAATAGCTGGAAAATCTTTTGTAGAAGCATCTTTATCAATAAGATAGACTTGCGAATAATTTAATTTAAAAAATTTAGGAAGATACCATGTTACACATTTTCCAACACCTCCAACCCCCATTATTATTATTTTTCTAGTATCACCTAATTGGATCATACTTATTCTATATATAGGAAGTACTTTATTTACAAAAACCTAAGGAACTTTTTAGTATAGAAATAAATTATGTATTATTAAGTGGAATTGGTACAGGTAATGGTACCTGAACTCTGAATGATTCGCGCCGAGCGATTGCTCTTATTGCTCGTCTCTGTCTTTCGGCAAGTCTTGGAGGTGCAACCGCAAGTTCATCTTGTTGCTGAGTAAAACGTGGAAGTCTTTCTATAATAAACGTATTGTATACACTCTTTAAATCACAAACACATTCTAAAAATGGAATTTCATTCACAATATTCACATCTTTACGACACATGACACATTTATTAGTCACAACCATTGCAGAAACGCCTTCGTTGCAAGCTTTGATTAAACATCCATGATGAAATGTTGCATTGCAGCAAGGCATTTTATATGCTGGATTTGTTGGTAGAAAATTTTCATGGCAAATAAGACAAGGGCGCCTATCCTCTGTAGCCACATTGCGTATATCTACAATCATAAATTGTTTTCCACTAATATTCCAATCTTTATGAATCATTTTTCTAATTCGCCGAACTGATACTTTTAAATTTACTACTGTAGCTACACGATTATCTATATCATCAATTATTTTTGTCATCTTTTGAAATGTATCAAGTGGCAGATCTATCGGCAATGGCTCATCTTCGGAAAACACACTTTTTGATAATCGAATTCCTTGCGCCGTATAAATAAGTCCATTGCATTCGAAATCTAAGTTTGAAAACGGAGCTTCATATTTATCAAAGTCTTCTTCAATTACTGGGCAGAATATATCAATATATACTGAAGCATATTTCTTAGACAATCCAATAATATGTTCGCGATGAAGACTTTCTAAAAAGCCACCTATTTGCATATCAAGTAACTTACTTGCACTGGGATGTAAACAACTACGAATTGCAAATGATATATCACGAATTATATTTTCATGTAAAACAGATACACCTAACCTATAATGGTGCATACTTCCCATGGGAATATTTAAATTTGGTAGATATGAGACAGGATCTCTATCAAAATGCTGTTTGACATTCATATTGGCTTCTATTAATTTTCCAATAATTGAATCCATACACGTTTTTTTCATATAACAATCAATATCATTTGGGCATAGCAATCGCCCAGAAAATTCAGGACTACATAATTTATCGGAATATAATGATATGCTTTGAGCACCATGTTTTTTGTAGAATTTTTGAGCATGTGAATCATGTAAAAGTTTATCCCGGACATATCCACCAAATATATGACCACCTTCACGCAATATAATTTCAGCAATATTTTTTTTTACTTGATATTCGTGATGTTGAAATTCATTTGCCATATCACAGTATCAAAACTATACTATATTGTTAAATTCAACGTCTTAAAATCAATTTTTACACTTAATTTGAGAAAAATGAATCTTTATAAAATATTTTATACTACTAAGAACGCAATGGCACGTGAAGTGTCAACAGTACCATCTATAACTACATTCATGTCTAATAGTAATACTTCTTCTACGCCAATAGTAAGTCGTACATCACCAACATCTTCACCGAAAAGTGGTGTAATTTGCCCGAAATGTGACTCTTACATGACTGTGAGTTTTATGTACATTGGTAAAATATGTTCAAAATGCAAACATGAATGGGAAGTACTGCCGCCTCCAGCATCAATTAGTCTTAAATAAATACATTCGTTATTATTCAGGTATAGTTGACATTTCATATATAATAGCTTTTAATCTATGTTTAATATCGTGAAATTCTTGTCTCATATCTTTCTCTAAATCAACATTATTACAATATCCTTTATCACTCATATAATCTAAATAACGCTCGATAGCTTTTAGTGTTCGTCTATCCAATAAATTAGTATCATTCGCCAAGCGTTCTTTTATAGTTTGGTCCATATTATTAGCAACTGAACAAGCATAATAAGGCAATAATTCCTTATCATGTTTATAATGCCACTTTCCTTCTCCCACATGCACTTTTGAATGAATAGACCTCATATTTGTTTTTTCAATACATCTATTTTCAGGATTCGTCAATAGATGTCTCGTATATGATTCAACCATCTCTGGTGAGCACTTATTCCCATTTGATTCAATTATTTTTTGTAAATCCGGATTACTTATATGTTTTGTTATAAATTCAATAAGTTCTTTATTATTACTATCTGGTTTACACGAAATTATTGTTATATTATTTACTGTATTATTACTATTAGATGTAATACTACCTGAATTATTAAGAGTATTGTTGTTAATTGTGTTATTTATAGAAGATAGTTCATTTACGATAGGTATTAATGCATTTGCTGTACATTTTTTAAGATGCATACTTTTTGTAGAACGATTTTTAAATACTGTATTACATATATGACATTGTAATGAATTAATAATACCAGTACATTTATCAATATGTATATTTAAATATCTTTTATTTTTATAATTTTTATAACATTTATCACATTGATATGGTTTAGTATTATGTTTAACATTTACATCGAGATTTTGAACATTTGCTCCAACTCGTTGAACATTTGCTCCAGATTTTTGAACATTTGCTCCAGATTGTTGAACATTTGCACCAATTTGTTGAACATTTTCACCTATATGTAAAATAGGGACTGTATGTTTTCTTATTATATGTTGTTTCAAATTACATTTAATATCTGTTAAATAAATACATTGTATACATTTATAAATCATTAAAATTAATCTTGATTGTTATTATACTATTATGATATAATTATTCTTATACTTTTATATACTTTTTATTACATAGATTTATTATTATATTTTAGAGAGAGAGATATTTTAAAATAAGTTATTAATATTTAATTTTAATTTATATAAAGATAGATAACTATTTATAAACTATTATTTAATGAAAATATATACATTATTTTATTATGATCAAGATATTACTATGGTAAAAGAACATGTATTATTAGGTATATTCTCTACATATGATAAAGCTTTTTTCGCATTAAACAAACACTATTGTAAACATTTTATGAATTCCCAATTTTGTTTAGAAGCAGATCCATTGATACAACAATATGTACAGTATTTAATATATCAAACAGAATTAGATAATATAACCGAACAACCTCAATTACTATGTGAAACTGGCCCAAATAAATATAAACATTCAATAATTTAGAAGAATATTCTCAACCATTTATAATGGCTTCAATAGCAGCAGAAATAATTGTTATTGATCCTTCTTCACCAATTATTATCATTGATATTTCAATGCTTTTCTATAATGCATATTATGAAACATTATCAAAATTCTATTTAGCAAATGGTGACACGCGCATTGCTCAAAAAGAAATGTTTAGAGAAATTCGTGCAATTAGTGCACCAAATTTAGCTACATTTAAAACACTTGCTACACTTATAGTAAGACGTGCAGACACAATAAATTACAGAGAAATTCATAAAAATGAAGATTTTCTAAGTCTTTTCAAAAAAATAATTACACGTCTTATAGAACATATATGTAAAACAGTATCACGTAAACCATATAAATCTGGAAATGCAATTCTTATAAGAGATTGCTATCGCAAAGATAATTGGCGCGTTGCAAAATTATTTCCAGATTATAAAAAACCTCGACGAGATAATCGAGTAGCATCTCATTTTCAATTTAACTATGAAATAATTGATGATTTTTGGCAAACAGTATATCCAACTTTACATAATAAACTTGGAATCAAAGTACTAAGTCTTCCAACAATTGAAGCAGATGATTTAGCTTATTTTGCAAAAAAACAAATACGCCAACAATTTCCAACAGCAGAATTAATAATAGTCACAGGAGATTACGACTATTTGCAATTAGTTGATTCAAAAACAAAAATAATTACATTTAATGGTATAGATCTTAATAAACGTGGTTTTGGCTCACCAGAACTAAATCTCGTAATAAAAATATTGACAGGTGATATAAGTGATAATTTATCACCTATTTTTGCAGGATGTGGTGAAAAGACTGCTCAAAAATTATTAGAACGTCTTGAACCACAAAATGCAACTGATTTAAATATATGTGCAAAAAAATTTATTGAAAAAATAGAAGACATCAATAATTTAGAACAACTTGTAAGAGATATGATAACAATAGTATCTCAAGGTAATCGTACACGTGGACGACCAATAATAACAAGCCCCTCTCTTTTTGATGAAATGTTACAAAAATTACGAAGAAATATATTGATTATTCAAATGACAAAAATACCCAATATATATTTTCAAGATTTTACAAATAAATATCATATAATTGATTTAGAAACTGCTCGTCAAAGATTTAATGCAATGATACCATTAGAATCACCGACTGAAGCACATTCAATACCTATAATATTATCTAGTACACCATCACAATCACAAACCAGACGTTCAAGAATACATTCTGTTTAACACCACTTAATCAAGATCATGTGAAGGCGGCATGGGAATTGGTGCTGCACGAATTGTAGATGTATCTGGCATAGATGAAACTGGAATAGTAGGAACTTTTGTATATATATTTTTCTCTTTTGCGAGACGTTCCAGTTCAATCTCAGGAATAATCTGATAATGCAATTTATAAGAAGCTTCAAGCTCATTTTCAAGAGAGCTTTCTTTTTGAAATTCAAAGAGACGTTTCTCAAATTCATCAGGTTCTCTTGTTGCATCCTTCATAACTTCTTCAATATATTTTTGAAATGTAATAAGACTTTTTACATGATTTGGCATAAATGCTTTATGATGCAATGCAATTTGATCTTTGTTATTCTTTGAATAAGCTTCCATATAAGGAAGTGCACATTTCTTTAGATGAGCCATATATTCACTAATACAATTAGCCATAACATTCATACATACTTGAAGTTGTTCAATTTTTCTTTCATTCACATCAACAGGAGTAAATTGTTTTCCATCAGTACTATATTTTCCAGGTCCAAGATCATCTCCCCAACGACGACCAGTAGTTTCATAAATATATTTTTTTAGCTCAGCATTTTCTGTTGTAAGACGCTGTAATTCAGTTCTATTGTAAAAATTAGAGGGTACAGAAGCATATGTCATATTATAATTAATATCAGGTATAGTTTTTGTATCAATACATTCAACTTTCATTTTAGTAGGCTTCATTCTTAAAGAATCAAGCTTAATAATAAAAATAAAATTCATTTTTTACCTACAGATGAATATATATTTACATAATTTAAATCAAGTATATGTAATGATGGTTTATTTAAATATATTTTTTTACTTGGAATAATATATTTATAAGGAATTTTAATTGCATATGATTGTACTTTATATTTTTGTATTTGCATATCTGCTAACGTATTATTAAATATAGAATATTCATAAAATTCTTCTTCACTATTTAAACAATTATGACGTCGGTTTTTCCTATACTTATAAATATCTTGCATAGTTTTAATAGTTTTTAATTTTGAATGTTCATTTTGTTTTTTATTTAATGATTCTTTTTTTCTAGTACAACATGGAAATATTATATTTAAAAGGTTATGTATACACATAACACTTATATTAAGCATTTATTATTAAATATATAGTATCCTAAGCCTTTTCTAAAAATATTCCATAATTCAGACCATTCCATTACAATAAGCATTTGTGCATATCCACGAATTCCAAAAAATTTAGGTAAATATTTACCAATAAACTCCCATGCCATATGAGTACGTGTTTGATATTTTAATTGAAATTGAATAGGGTTTTCTAAAAAATTAGCTTGTACATTTTTATCTGGCCATACAAGATTACTCGTAAAACCAGGTCGTTGATAACATACTGCATTTTTTAATAAATAATGTCTACCACTCACGTGTGATAAATACTGATCTATAATACCTTTTTCCTTATATGTTCTTGTATCATCTAATAATTTTCGTGCAAACCATGGAGAATATATAATAGCATGTGCTGCACGACAATTTCCTCTATAAAAAACACCATCTAAATTTTCTATAAATATTCCTTTCCAATATCCAAGTCGTATAGTATCCCATTCTGTTTGAGAATATATAAACCATTCATTAAAAGCTATACGTAAAAATCGCATACTTAAAAAGCATACATCATCTTCAAAAATTAAAATATTTTTTAAAGGATCATGTATTAATGCATGATTTAAGCAAGCTAACGTAGAACTAAAACTAGTGCCAATTGGATCTGGATCCGGGCGATAAAACATAATTTTTTCAAAAATTCCCATTTTTTTAAATTCAGCACATACTTGCTGATATCTATCATCACGTTCTTTAAGACATATACAATAAATTTTAAAATGTGTATCAAATGAGTCGTATAGCAACATGCCTAATAATTAAACCTACCTGAATATTAAGAAGATAAAACCAATTGATGGTTCAATGCGCAACACCGGTAACTTTTAAATATATTCTTCTTAATTTTATTAAAGAACATAAAGTACTCTTCATTTGTTATTTATTCTTAATTATATTAGTACCTGTACAAGATGTTGGTGTTCCACATATTATTGGTATGTTGACAAAAAATATTCAACAAAAAAAATCTATCTATAAGCCTCTTACTCTTCTTGTCATAGTAACAATGCTCATTCAAATTGGTAGTATTTCAGCAGGATTTTTAGAAGTTAAAATATATCCAGAATTTCAAAAATATGTCCGTGGAATTATGATGAAACATATAATGGAACAAACCAAAACAAATTATGAAGAATTACGAACTGGTGAAATAAGTATGCATTTACACAAGCTTCCTCCAATGTTATATTCATATATTGAAGACATGAGAGATATGATAATACCTCAATTTATAGTTTATTCAGCAGCAATAGTATATTTTTCATATTATGATATACAAATTAGTATTGCACTTCTTGGAATTATTAGTCTACTCTATTTTTCAGTTAATTATACTATTGACCAATGTGAAATTGTATCACAAACACGCGATACAAAATATAATATAATGATGGAAGAAATAACTGATACCATGAAAAATATAACATCAGTACTTAATGCAAATACTGAACAACATGAAACTGACCGAAATAATGAATTTCAAGAAGAATATCATGAACTATCGCGTGAATCTTTACGATGTGCATATAAAATGCGATACTATTTAATACCTGTTGTATTAGGATTTTTTACTTGGACACTTACACGACTCTATTCATTTGTTAAAAATGGTACACTTGAATCATATAAAATGGTTTCTTTAGTACTCATACTTCTATATTTAATGAAATCAATGTGGATTATTATATATAACTTAAAAGATCAAGTATTCCGTTGGGGATCTATTCAATCAGCTTTAATAACACTTAATGAATGTGCACCAACTGAAGAACATGCGGAATCGATACCAGAAGCAAATATACAAGGGTTTTTCTTAAAAGATATAAGTTATGGATATGAAGGAAGAAAACCAATTTTTAATAATATGACACAAGTAATTGAAAAAAATAAGAAGACTCTTATAATTGGTCAAATAGGTTCAGGTAAGTCAACTATTATTAAATTGCTTATGAAATATCAAATACCAAAAAAAGGAGCAATTTATTATAATGGTCGTCCATACAGTGATATATCTGTTGAAGAATTAAGAAATATGATAGGTTATGTTCCACAAACACCAATATTATTTAATCGTTCAATTTATGAAAATATAACATATAATAATACATCAGTAACAGAACAACAAGTTCTTAAAACTATGTATAATCTCGGTTTAGGCGATATGATTGATAAATTTCCAGAAGGATTAAATACCAATGTTGGAAATGGTGGAACTAAACTTTCAGGGGGTCAGCGTCAAATTGTATGGATACTACGTGTCATGTTACAAAATCCAGAAGTAGTTATATTAGATGAACCAACATCAGCTCTTGATGAAAATACAAAACCTGTTGTTCAACGTATGCTTGAACAAATGATTAAAGATAAAACAACAATTATGATAACGCACGATAAATTTTTATATAAACTTGCTGATAGTATTCTTGAACTTAAAGATGGAACATTTTATGAAATTAAAAATAATAAATCCTATTAAAGTAGTGTTTTAAATAATAAATTCAATTAAGATGTCAATGCCAATTATATATATGACACAACATCCAGATAAATTATGGTTGGCTGATGCATATGCAAAATTTATTTGGACTATACAGAATCACTTAACAACAACTATTCCTATAAATGATCAATTTTTTGTATTTTATGTATCAAATGGTCGTGTTCAATTTGCAGATATACTTCGTTATATGACAGCAAATAATCAAAATTATTATTATAATTTTAAATATGTAAGTGCACGAGATAGTAATCCTCCGTTTAATAATTTACTTATTTACGATTTTAGTCTCGCACAAAATGACGCTTTAAAAGTTAATGCACTTACATGGGATGGAAGTCATATAAATATTGCACCTGATTTTAAAAACGTATTATTAGATTATCATTATACAATATATAATGCAGACCCATTAAATTCAAATTATTCTCTTGATCAAAATGTAGCCTATCCACGTAATATCAATCATTCTCATTATTTACGTAATAGAATACAGATAGACCATGATTATTGTCGATTAAGTATTCCAGAATGGTATTATAATAATAATCCAATATGTGTAAATGAAGGATATCGTTTTAATAATATTAGAGGAAAACTTTTACGTCCTGGAGATGGACGTAATATATTGAATTCTGCATTGCCACCATTAATTTATCCTATCGCTTCAGTAACACAACCTCCGCAACAATATGGTGGTGCAAAACGATCAAAACAATCAAATACATTAACACAATATTTTAAGATTATTAAACCAACATCAATATCAACACTTAAATTACAAAAAGAGATTACAAAAATAAATATATTACCTAAAAGAACCGATTCAATTATACATAAATATGGACCAGCAGTTTGTAAATATGTTGAAGCACTTGCAAAAAAAGAACATATTAAATTAGAACATAATTCAGTTATTATATTTAATCCACATAAATCAAAAGAGCAAGGTGTTGTTATATTAAATTGTAATATTCATTTGGATCCATATACAAATTCAGTACAAAAAACATCCAAAACATTTTTGAAAGGATATTTTAAAAAAGAAATTACAACAAGTGATATTAATGAATTAATATGATGTCATCGGTAGTGTCAAATCAGTCACTAAATCTTTCATATATGTATCTTGGCTATATCCGTCCCAGGTAGGAACAATTATAGAATATTCTTTTTCTGCAATTTTTACAATTTCATCATCAATAATTTTAATGTTAGGTGCAGTGTCACCATTGAAAAGTTCTGGCAAAACATGTGCAAGACTTTTTTTAGTTTTATAATCTGGAATATTAAATGTTTGCTGTTCATATGTGGTAAATTCAAATGTATGTTCACGTGTAAAAATCAACCCCCTATCAAAAATACGTCCACATTTATCTTCAACAAGTCGAATTACATCAAATGCATTAGAACGCATCATAGAAGTAAATATACCAAGTCTGTAAAAATTTTTTAACTTAGATAGTTCGCGAACACAAGGTCGAATAAAACATTCTTTACTTGGTCCCTTTGTACGATGGCACAAAGTACCATTCAAATCAAAGAGAAGAATACCCCTTTTTTCATAAGGAATATATATAGTATTTGGTTTTTCAGTTCTACCACAATCAGTAAGCTCTTTTTTGTTTTCGTTAATTTTATTAATATATTCAAGGAGTTCCTTCTTTTTGAGAGGAATAACTTTAAGAATACTCTCAATTGGAATATTTTTTTCGTACAGTTTCAGTCCATAGAAAAGATATTTGTATCGAATACTTGAAATGGACCGCATATGAATATTTGCAATATCTTGAATAGACTTACAGTCTGCGGTTTCTGCAATAAGTTGCTCAAGTTCACATTCTGTCCACTTCATACCATTACGAGAAATATTACATTCAGCAGTTTTGGAAGAAAGTTTTTCCATAAGTCGTTTATTTTCAGCGGTCAATTCTTCGATTTTAGTTGCATATTCAGTCATTCGATTAGGTAACATACTGACCATATCTTTATAATCTTTTAGATTCAATTGATCTACAAAATAAATTAAATGAAAATCAATTTTTTATATACATTGGTTATTTCTTCTTTTTTTGTAATTTTTTCTTACTTGCAGTATTTTCATATTCAATTATAATATTTTCTTGTACATTTTTTATAGTATTATTATAATTTATTGGAGTAGTAACAGGAGTTTTTGTTCTTTCTTTAATACTCTCAGTCAATAAGTTTTCAAAATGACCATTACAATATCCTTTATACATTGAAAATGCTGCAATGGCAAATCCACTTATTCCACTTGCTTTTAATTCAGCTGCCATTTTTGTCATCTCAACTTCAAGATACATTCTTATTGTATTAGTTAAATACTCAAAATCTTTACGAAGATCACATTCTCTACACGCAATAGCTTCTTTTATTTTGAGAGTTTTTAGCAATTCAGCTGAAATAGAACGTTCATTTTCAACTTCTCTTATTAAATTATTTACGGATTCAGCACCATCATATAATCTTTTTTCATAATAGTCAATTTTTTTACGATAAATTTTCAATTCTTCATCACCAAGTAAACATTCAACACCAACAGATACCATTTTTTTTAAAGGTATACTATTTACAGTAGTTGCAATAGAACGAGCGCGAGATAAATCAACTATCATTTGTTTTATATCATTTTTAAGTCGTACTATTTCATTATTTGCAACTTCTAATTTTTCAATAGTATCACCATGATTGGTAACAATATCTTTAAGTCTTGCAATTTCATAATTTTTAAATGTTAATTCTTCTTCAAATTGAAGTTTTTCATTCAATAATTCATTGTAGTGAGCAGTTTTTTTATAAAGAATTGCAGTCATTTCTGTCATAAACGAATCTTTTTCACGTTGTAATTCATTATCACGTTCAATTGATTGTTGAATAAGTAGTATATTTTGTTGTTGTAATTCAACGACAGCATTTTCTAAAAAAGACACATTTTCATTAATATTATATGTACCGAATTGAATTGATGGAGCTGGATATGAAGGAAATAATGAAGGATGATATTGAACTGTCATTTTTCAACTGTTAAATTATAGTTAATTTAAATTTCATTTTTTACTTATTAATTCAAATTCAGTTATCATCTTTATTTTTGTTTTTATTATTTTTTTTTGCCACCCATTTGTGGATTAACTAAGTTAACATTATTGTCATCAAAGCCTCCATAGACTTTGTCTTTAGTATTTTTATTTTTATTGTCGTTATTTTTCTTACCACCAGTTACAGCATCTAATTTAGGAAGGAAAGACTTTAATACCATTGTATTATCTAAAAGAAGTTGAACATCATCTTTACGATCTTGTTCTTTTACTAAAGATAGCTTTTGTTGTAAATGAGCAATTAAATCATCAACAGACTCTTTATAAACATCAACTTTTTTATTATAATGATCTCCACCACGAGATTTTGCGAGAACCATCCAACCAAGTTTTTCAAACATGGCTTCAGTCCATTCATGTAAACCATGCATTGTGGCTGCGTGCATAGTTGGAACTGTTGCTACTGCTGGAGCTACCATCTAAATATATCTTTTTATACTATATAATGAGAAAAAAATGAAATAGAATAGTACACTATTTCAATTAAATATAACAATAAATGTATACAATTGTCAATCATTTTTATAAAGGACGCACTGTTATCGCTGCAACTAAACTTTCAAAAGATACAATAATTCTTAAGGAAAAACCAATACTTCTCGCTGAAGATGTCTATGATGCACTCTATCAAATATATTACAACGATGACACCATACTTGATGAAATACAAGAAGAACTCATAACCAAATTTGAATCACTTGCTCCAAAAGTGATTGACAAAATGATAATAAGTACTGAAGATATTCATAAAGAACTAGAAAAACTACCAGAATATATGCGGGAATTTTTCATAAACATGAGTAATAAAGATAGCCTACGTTTCCGGCTTCTCGTAGCTAAATTTTATAGAAACGCCTTCGAATACTCGCCTACACCACATTCATCTGTAGCACCATCGGCTCTTCTCATACAAGGTGCATTATTCAATCATAGCTGTTATAATAATGTAAATTTTCAAGTATCAAAAACTGGCGAATTTATATTTACAACAAATCGCGAAGTATATGAAGGTGAAGAACTAAGCGATTCATATATTGATACTACCCTATCTACAAAGAAGCGCCAAATACAACTTCAGTCACAATATGGATTCGCATGTACATGTGAAAAATGTAAAAAATAGCCACTAAATAAATAAAAAATGATTTTAATTTTGTACATTTATTTGCAAACCAAATTTTACAATGACACTCAATTACACTCGTTTTTATATTCGTGACTTTGAATTTAGGAAATATATTCACAAGACAGACTTCGAAGCGATTATTACAATCAATAATCGTATTCTCGTACCATCGTGCAATCTCCTTCAACTCTTCCGTGATGAGAGTGACCAATTTACACGTTATATTGCAACAAATTTCAAGGTTTTCATTCGTTTTGAAGAAAACCGTGGGCGAATTAAAATTATAAATTCTACAAAAGACATTAATCGTCTTGAAGCAGCAATTCAAACAATTATTGAACGATTCGAAAAAGATATGAACTATCTCTATCGCAAGAATAAACTTCCTCCAGTACACCATCGGCGTAGTCAACCATCTTCATCAGTCTTTCCAAATCTTCCTCCAAGACCACCATCATCTGCTCCTCCAGCCCTCGGCGCTCCTGTAATTCCTCCTCCAGCCCTCAGCGCTCCTGTAATTCCTCTTCCAGCCCCCAGCGCTCCTGTAATTCCTCTTCCAGCCCTCAGCGCTCCTGTAATTCCTCCTCCAGCCCTCAGCGCTCCTGTAATTCCTCCTCCAGCCCCCAGCGCTCCTGCAATTCAACCCTCAGCTTCAGTAAAACAAGGACCTCCACTTAATGGGCTGATTGTAATTATTAATCAACCTACACCTGAGATTCTATCCAAACTATATATCAATAATATTGAATATAGTCTAGCACCAGAGTTTCTATTTATGCAAATGTTAAATCCACATCAGCCACCACATTTTTTTCCTCAATATGAAGATGGTGAAATTCACTAATTATTATCACGAATCATAAAATAAAATTTTTATAAAAAATACCTTTTTGGTATAAAAATTGATTTTGCTATACCTATTTTTAATTAGTACTTGCAATATTAATAAATTATGTCTAGAAAAAGACAAAATCAAAAGCAATCACCTGAATCTCCAAAAACAGTTCCTCTGCCTCGTACAACTTCTCTACCAACTGAGCCTCCATTAAAATTTAAAAAAGCGCCTCTTATGTCGTCGCAAATAAGTAATATATTCCCTCCTCCAGGATTTTCTAAGCCACTATATCTAGAAAAAGAATATCGTCTTTTTCCAAAACCACAAGAGCCAGTCTCACCAGTACCTGTGGTAGTCTCACCAATTGAATCATATTATTCAAAACCAATTCAAGTTGCTCCAGATTATCGACAGTACTATGCATACACACCATCAGTTCCAGTTTATCAACCACCAACTGATTCTGCATTAAATAATTACATTGCCTTTTTACATAACCCACACATTTGGGGATTAAATAAGCTAAATGATATACAAATTTATAATTTGGTTCAATCATTCATGTATTTTCCAGGTTAAATAAGACTAAAATGTATTTTTATAATTTTTAAATTTTTGTAAAAAGTTCTTAAGTCCCAATGTAAAATGTGTTGATTTTAAATTATATTCAAGCATATTTTTAATTAAATCTCGATTATCAATAATTTCTCTTTCTGGCTCATTATCTTTTGTATTTAGTGATTCAATTAATGGTGTATTTAAATTTGACATAAACTACTAAATTAAATAGAAAAAAAATTAAAGATATAATGTAGTAGTATGAAAAATTTAAAATTAAAAGGATCTGGTGTAAATGAAATATTTGTAATTATTATTGTATTACTTGCCTGTGTTTTTGTATATATAACACTCCAATTTGTATTGCTTTTTAAAAAACCACATTGGCATGAACATATGAGAGATTTTTTAGCACCACATCGTTCGCGCCCAGCATCAAGTGTTGATTCTGAAAATCAATTTGTAGCAATAGGTGAACAATGGCGTGGTCAATCAAGTAAATGTTATAGTTGCGAAGCCCAGATGCAAGCATGTGGAAACGATGCAGTATATTTAGCTACAAAAACAAAATGTTTTGATTGCCAAGCAAGTATTTAAACAAACTAGTATTAATTAATATAAATAAAATGGTTTTTTCAGTTATGTATACTGACTTCGATTACTCAGATACAACCGCGTTCTTTTGTGGTGTATTTGAAACAATAGAAGATGCAACAGAATGTATAAAACAATGGTGTGAAAAAGAAGATCTTGATACTACAAATGGATTTGTAATATATCAATCAAAAATTGGTGAAATATTATCCCGCCATTCTCATCAAATAGTACCTTTTAATTATACAACAAAACATGAAATTATGCGGGAAAAATTACTATAAGAAATAACGCACATAAAGAAAACTTAATGAAGCAAAAATGGTATAAAAATTAATATAAAGATAATTATATTAATAAAGTAACGAATAATGCAAATGCAAAAAATATCTCCACCTAATTGTGAAAAGTGTCATTTTTTTGTTCCAGGAAAATATAATCGTACAGGACTATGTTCAAAACTTGTATTAGATAAACCTCGTGGTAAACTTCTATATGAATGGGCTGATACTGCAAGATTTTATGAAAAAAAATGTGGTAAAGATGGTAAATATTTTAAACCAATTATAGAAACACAAGAAGAACAAAAACTATCTACTAAAGATTATATTGAAAATTTTAAAGATCTTTTTAATTAGTAGCAGTATGTCATTATTGTATGATATTAGTAATTATAAAGCATATGTGGATTGGCTTCCAATTATTGCCAGTGTGTTTTTAGTAGACTTATGTGGTATATTTATATTTGCATTATTTAAAAATACAGGCACTGAAATTTATAATTGGTATAAAGATTTTGGCTTAATAGCATTTCTCGCAGATGTTTTAGTTATATTAATAATTTATGTTATTGTACGATACATTTATAAAATTTATATTTTTCCAAAATATGGTTTTAATCCAATAATTTTCATTGCGCTTCTCGTGATATGCCAAGTAATACATGATATTATTTACTACTTCTTATTTATAAAACTAATTCATAAAGGGAAAAATACAATTGGTGATTATATGAAAAAATACGCAAAAGAAAACGGAACACATGCAATTTATGGTGATACAATAATGATGATTTCATCTGCAATTATTGCAATGATTCTTAAAGGATATCCACCACATATATCAATTGCTATAATAATTATTGATTTATATCTTGTACAATATGGAATTACAATGCGTCGTTAATAATTATATATGTAATTAATAGTATATTAGATAATCTATATAATGCAATTTAAAACGAAATATATTATTGGTATGGTATACATATTTTATGCAATTGTAAAAATAATAATCGGTGTGTGTTTATTTACATTACCTGTTTCTAAGATTGGACAAATACCTATTGTAAAAATATTTATAAAAGAAGCTGCTGATAAAACACTTGCAGGTCGTTTTTATGAGTATATTCTCTTTTTATTTGGTATATTCTCTCTATTTGAAGGACTTTCATTATTAGAAGTTTTACCTCAAAGTATAAGAACATATTTTGAATCAAAATATATAGAATATATAGTATTTACAGTATTAGGATCCCTTCTCACATTATTTTATTATTTAGTTATTTATACAAATATACCAATATCCAAAGACCCGCAAGATTATGATCATTATAAACTTTTAGGATTTTTAACAGGGTTATCTTTCTTAATAATGCCTGTGTTATGGGAATTGCTTGCTAATATTATACCCGCTGTTAATAATCTTACATTTGAAGCAAAATCAATCGGTGTTATTGGGTTTGCAATTATGATATCAATAATTGCAGAGATAATATATACATATTTTAAAAAACAAAATGAAAGTATATCACAAGTAGTTACTCAGCAGCAAAATGTGGCAATAGCACTTGCAGTTAAAAATGAGCTACTTTCATCAAATAATAGTCCATCAACAAAATAAATTATTATATTAAAATAATATAGTATAGTAGTTAGAATGATTAAAAATACAAGCAAACATCTCTATTTTTTAATACTTATTATTGGTCTTGCTATAATTATTCCTATGTTAATCGGATCATTAAATTTTCATGAATCATTTGCAACTGTTGCTAAATCAAGAGATGCTACAAAAACACCTCCAACCAGAGCACCCCCAGCCAGAGCACCCCCAGCCAGAGCACCCCCAGCCAGAGCACCCCCAGCCAGAGCACCCCCAACCAGAGCACCCCCAGCTAGATCACCCCCAGCCAGAGCACCCCCAGCCAGAGCACCCCCAGCCAGAGCACCCCCAGCCAGAGCACCCCCAGCCAGAGCACTCCCAGCCAGAGTACCTCCAACCAGAGTACCTCCAACCAGAATGCCACCAACTGTACAACAAAGAATGTCACCAACTATACACCAAAGAATGCCACCAACTATGTACCATTAAAAATCAATATATAATCCCTTAATCTTTATAAAAAATGAAATTATTTCTTAAAAATTAATATAAAAATAACGATGGCTCAAATTAATCTTCCAATGAGTGATAAGCGCTATGATAAAATATCTGCGCGAGTTCGCCAGTCTTATCCAAACTCGTGCATTCTCTGGATAGATGAAATCGATAATGCGGTTCAAATTCACGAACACGAAAAGCTATTCGAGCAAATATCAAAAAAAAGAGAGCCAAATCAAATCAAAAAACTTGAGCTTTTCCACGGAACTGCTGAAACAAATATCGCACCAATTATTCAAGACGGCTTTCAAGTAAAATACAATAAAATTGGAGCTTACTGCAAAGGAACTTATTTTTCTACAGTTGCAAATTATAGCATCACTTATGCAAAAGATGGTAGAGATAAAATGAGCTATATGTTCTTATGTTCAGTTATTACCGGTATAGCAGGAACATATGGCTTAATGCAAGAAATTAACACTACTGAACACAATAATGCAGTAGATAGTCATACTCACCCAACTATTTATGTAACCCCATATGATTACGGAGCTATTCCAACATATATAATCGCCTTTTACAAACACGCTACAAATTGAACTTAATAACCAAAACATCTCCCAATAAAAGATGGCTTCCGTGATAATGCAGAAAATTCATCAATTGTATAATTATCTGCCATTGAACGGTTACAATTTGAACAAATGGGCCGCAAATTAGAAAGTTCAGTTGCACCACCTCTGCTTTCTGGTAAATTATGTCCCACCTCAAAAGAAAATGGAGACATTAAATTTCTACACCATAAAACCGTACATTTATGCTTAAAATATTTATCACCACACCATTTTAGCCAAACTTGCTCACGAAGAGCTTTTGGTATTGTTTGTTTCTTATATGGTGTCGTCATAGTATTTCTTACGTATTACAATATCATTAAATCTTTAAATTATTTTAATAATTCATCATATCCTTTCGCCATACATTGAAATGGGTCATCTTTTACATTAGATGTTTTTGATATTGCTTTTATTATTTGTATAAATTTTGTTTTTGTAAGACGTTCATTTTTAAATTCTTCATAATTTATATAATTTAATGAATCAATTTTTTTAAAAGCTGTTTCAAAATAATTATTTGTAGCTACTTTTTGATTAGATAGTTCTTTCGTTTGAATTCCAATTTGTGAAGATGTATTTTTTAAATTATATATTTCGTTCCATACTTGAATATATATTTGTTGTAAATTTTTAGTAATTTGTTTTGGTGGTAATATGTTGGGATTACTATCATTAAATTCATTTAAAGTAGCATTTGTATTTTCTAATGATTCAACTAAAACTTTATCAATTTGACCTAAATGAGCTATATTTTTACTACTCTCTATAAATTTATTACGACTATTACTGTCAATTTCTGAAAAAGCAGTACTTTGTATTGGGAGGTCATATGTTTCTTCGTTAATTAATTTTATAAAATATTTACCACCTTTCATTTTACCTTTTTTCTCTTTCATTCTACTAAAAAGTCTTTATAAAAATAATTTAAAAACTAAACATATATTTGTTGAATAATTGTAAAACCTTCATATAGATTTTTTTGCATTTGTACACATAAATTTGACCGTTCTTTAATATTACTTACATCATTTAAATTATCCCAAAATTTTCGTGATAAATTCCATCCATTTGTTTTTTTAAAATCCTCAATAACTAATTGAAAATAGCTATTTGCTTTTTCTAATTGAACTATACTATCTTTAAAAAAAGGAATATTTATAATTTCTTGTTGAATCTGGTTATATAATACTCTTAAGGTGTTGGCATTTTGATCTCTTGTAGTTAAAAAATCAATGAAATCTTTATTTTCTTTTAATTTAATTTGAATTGTAGTTATATTTTGTTGATGTCTTTCAATCGAACCTGTTATACGAGAGCTCTTGGAAACTTTATAGTTTTCTATTGCCAATTTTTCTTCTAATTTTTTAATTTCTTGTTCTAAATCACTAATTTTAGGACTTGTTTCATAGGAAAGAAATCCATATTTCTCATTTGCGAAACTATATTTATTATAAATTAATGTAAACGTTTCAATATTTTTTTTCAATTGAATAACTCTAGGATCATTTGCAGGATATTTTTGCGGTGCATTTGTTATTCTAAAAGAAAGATTTTGAATATTTTTAGCCATATCTTCAACATCTTGTGAAAATCCAACACCTCCATCAAGATTTTTCTTTACTCGTTTCACTTTCTTAACTGATTTTTTTTCCGTCATATAATTCTAAATGAGTCTCATATATTATTTTAGCGTCGAAGAATACGAAACATTTCAAACGAGTTTGCTAGTACTATAGGATTTATACAAACTCTACAAAATAACCAAGGCATATCATAATAGATTTGCAAAATTAAATTTTGGTCATCATCACTTATACCTAGACTGTGCCAATATACTAATTTTGAATACCATATTTTTTCAAAGTCTTCAACTAATCTATTCGGTACAATAAAATAAGTACCCATAAAATAAACATTAAATGAAGCTAACATTTCATCTTCACTCAATCGTTCTACCGGAGGGTCTTTTACACAACAATATATAATATGGGTTTCCGGCAAAGTTTCAATAGTAATATCTCTTGGCATATTTTCATAATTCGCTTCCATACTACCATTATCTAATTGTCCAAAACCAAAATCAATCCAAGAATAAAATTTATAATTTGGAAATAAATTTCGACTATGTCGAATAAAATTAATTTTACTATGGTTAATTAAATTATATTCAGCATATATATGTTCTGGGAAAAATTTTCTAGATTGAGGTATTTTTGATTGATATTCCTCACTTGCAATAATCACTCGTTCTTTATCAATAAATTTATTATAAAATGTATCAACTTCATTTAAATCTTTAATTATTATATTATCTTTAAAGACGTGTCCAGTGAACATATCACGAACAGTATTTTCAACATACACTATGAGTTTATATTCAATACTATCTGCCAAATTATAAAAATACCGAATATACTCTAAACTTGTTCGTTGAAATCCTTCCCAGTTACTACGGCCAACATCTTTGTATGCAGTTACAAAAAGGATATCTTCCATATATTTTACTATGTATACATTTTTAAATACTTATACTACATTTGTTCAAAAAATCGCATTTAATTGAAAAAATTGAAATTTATATTTAAAATAAATCGTAAAAACAATTACATACAAGTTAACTTTCAATCTCAATTCTCAAAACTCAAATGGCTGCAATCGTTGCCGCCGCTTTCGCTACCCCTGCCCGTACGAAGCAAATTATTACTATTAAGACCGCAATGGTGAAGGTTATGCAGTATGTCAGTGACAGCACGTCCATCATCTGCAAGTGGGATAATAAGGAGTATATTCGCGTCCGTGTGATTGGTTCCAAACCAGCTCTCAACACCGAAATTCAAATCACCTACAAGTACACAAAGGATTCTGGGTGCCCCAAGAATGCCAGCTATCGTAATGCAAAAACTGAGTCATCAGCAACTACGACGACTGTGGTTGAGACTGATAATGCTGCTACTATTGAGGAGTGGGAGGCTGAGGGTGGAATTATTCTTTCCAATGGCGAGTCAGTCTTTGTCAAGGGTACTCGCGAGACCTACAAGATTTCCCGCGCTCGCCAGGGTGACGCTGTATTCTGCAGCTGCGCTGCTTGGAAGTTTCAGAAGGCAAATCCGCTCTGTCGCAGTTGCAAGCACACTATCGCAGTATGCGGTAAGATGAGCGAGTCTCTACGTGTTGCAGTGGCAACTGTTGCTCTCCTCAGCTCTCCCAAGAAGAATGCTAGCCTCGCAAAGCCGACTCCTCCCTCCGTCGGCAATACTCGCCGTCCCGGTGCAGTAAAGACAATCACTGCTCAATAAAACAAAAATGAAATAACAAAATATAATACCATCATATTTTGGTATTTCATTTAATACCGATATATAATAGTGTATATTTCTTGAAAACATCCAATAACATGTGCAAGTAAAGATGCTTGTAATAATAGTTTTCCAATATCAAAGTCTACAAATATCATAATCATAAAGAAAAATACTTGTAAATATATTGTATTCATAATAGAAACCATTATATTTGAATTATCATATAAATATTTTCAATTCAAATCATTTTTTCTTACAGTATTTAAAAAATTGAGAAATATATATATTAATCTAAAATGGTAAAGACACGTAAGCAATTAAAAATTATAAACGAATGTGTACATTGCAAAACTACAACAAGTGTTCAATGGAGAAATTCAAAAAATGGCGAAAGATTATGTAATAAATGTGGTGTCTATAGTTCACGACATGAAAATAAATTACCACAAACTTTCACACCTAAATTATCACCCAAATCATCACCTACAATTATAAAAACTCATTCTAAGAAAATTATTAAACGTATACGTCCACGAAAACAAAAAAATCCAAAACGGTCAACATTTGAGTAATTTATTGGAATTTTGTATAAAAAATGAATTATATTATTACCAAAAATCATAACATTAACATAACTATAAAATCACTTCAAATGGAAATACCACGTACTATCATTATTGACTCTTTGGTTATCCAAGTTCGGTGCGGTACGATGAATCGCATTCTCACTCAGCTAGAAAATGGTGACGATAATGAACGTTCTATTCTTATTGCAAGAGTAGGTAGGCTTGTTTATAATACAATTTATAATATGCAACAAACTGTTCTATCAAAAGATAACTTTACTAAGTATTCTTACGATGTTATAATGGAAAAGCTTACTGAGTATGAGCAAAACATTATCAATGGTGACTATCTTCAAGCTGGAAAGTGCATTGAAAGAATCTACATTGAAAAAGACAGCCCATTCTAATCATTGTAATCCAATAATAAAAAACAAAGACCTTTTTGGTCATTTTTTAGAGCTATTACGTAAAGTAGCATTTGGTACATGTTCTACATAATTTAAGAGTCTTATTTGTTTTTTTGCATTGTCTTTTGTACATGATTTACAATGGACTTCACCAGTTTCTTTATTGCTTACACGATATAATTCCTTATTTGGTAATTTACGCATAACGTATGGCATATTTCTATTAAAATCGCATATTTTAATTTAGTTAAGTTTTCTCTTTAAATTATAGTACACCAACGTAACTATTAAATGACTATCCTTCACGGGATTGAGATTGACAATATAACATATACACAAAATTATATTAAAATGGCTATACAAAACAATGACCCAATTGAAGATAAATTACATGTTATTATTGCAGTGAGTAATCCTTGTCAATATGCTCGTCGATACATTCTTGCGCGTGAATTTATAAAACGTTTTGAAGAAGAAGAACACGATGTCATTTTATATATTGTTGAACTTGCATATTCCCAACAAGAATTTTATATTACAGATTCAAAAAATCCTCGTCATTTACAGTTACGTACAACGACTGCTCCACTTTGGCATAAAGAAAATATGATAAATATTGGTGTAAAAAAATTACTTCCTACATCGTGGAAAGCATTCGCATGGATTGATGCAGATATTGAATTTGAAAGTGCAACTTGGGCAAAAGATACTTTAAAAATATTGAATGGATGTCGCGATGTAATTCAACTTTTCAGTCACGCAGTCGATATGGATCTTAATGGTCAAGCAATGAATATTTTTAATAGTTTTGGTTATCAATATACAAAAAAACAATCCTATTCTTCTCAAGGTATTCTTAAAATGTGGCACCCAGGTTTTGCTTGGGCATGTACACGTAAAGCCTATGAAAAAATGGGTGGTATATATCAAGAATCAATACTTGGTGCAGGCGATCATAATATGGCCTTATCTTATATTAAAAATGGAGGAGTAAGTGTAAATAAAGAAGTTACACCAGAATATAAAGCGTCAGTAGTAGCTTTCGAAACACGTGTTAAAAATTTACGACTTGGTTATGTACCAGGAGTAATTAGGCACTATTTTCATGGTTCAAAAAAGAAACGATTTTATGGCGACCGTTGGTATATACTTGTACGTAATAATTATGAACCGTCAAGACATATAACTATAAATCAAGATGGACTCATTATACCAACACCTCAATGCCCTCCTAAACTTATATCTGAAATAATTCATTATTTCAGATCTCGAGACGAAGATGAAGGATATCTTCAACACTTAAGTGAATTAAAGATATAAATATATATATTAAACTTCAATAAAATATAAAGGGTTAAAACCCGTTTCTTCGTCAATTTTTCCAAGTTGATTACTCACTATTCGAACACCATTTTCTAGAACTCGTTCGCCACTTGAGTGTGTGTGCCCATACACCCAAACCCAATCACTATTGAAACACGTAAACAAATATTCTAAACGAGATGAAAATGCAGATGATATTGGACTATGTCTATGCTCTTCACGAATACATCCATCTTTACATGGTGCATGATGCGTAATAATAACCACTCGTTTTTTATCACGTTTTGCAGGATATATTTCATTTTCAATAAAATCTACTGCATCGATGTGTTCAGTGATAGTTTTTTTAGTATTCCAGTCTAGGATATATTTATAATCATTTATATATTCACTAATTTCTTTTTCTTGATGTGGCAAAATATGTGACCATAATGTTGTACCAATAAATCGCACATCACCAATATCAAAATATTCTTTTTCTAAATATTTAACGTTTTCACATTCTCCACAAATAGCTTTACATATTTTATCTGTTTCATGTACAGTCAATCCATAACATTCGTGGTTTCCTTTAATAACAATAACCCATTTCCACATAGGAGCTATATTTTCAATAAGTTTTGCATATTCATTGTAGCTTACTTCTCCAATATCTCCTGCTAAAATAAGAACATCGCATCCTTCAATTTTTTCAAATATAAATGGTCCACGCTTTTCAATATGTAGGTCTGATAAAATTTGTATTTTCATATTGATAACTATTTATTTAAATACTATATAAGAACATTTTTTAAGTACTTATTTTTTAGATTTGAATTTGTTATTTTTAACAAGTATATATTTATAAGAATTATATGAGTTATTTACTATATCTGTAATTTTTGAGCCATGATAATGTATTTTTGGTAGTTTACCAATGAAACCATCATAATCTGTTTCGTTTTCATTAATGTATATATATGCTTCAATTTCAGCAATTTTTCGTGTTAATTTAGTAGAGCGAATATTTTCAAAATAATTTCTAACAAGAGGTATTGTTTGTAAATCAACTTTCAATTCAACAAGCCATGCTTTAATATCATTGATTGGTATAGTAGCGAATGACGATAATGGTGAAGAACAACGAGATGAAAATGAAGATTCTTCTTCCATAATTTCGTATAATTAATAATAATTTGTAGCTACATTTTTCATTTTTTATTTAACAATATTTAAGAAATAAACACCTTTTCAAAATAATAATAATGGTAATATTCACCATATATCAATGAATAAACAAAGACAACAATCAGATAGCTTAGAATTTTTAGGTTTTAGTGCAGGAACATTAGAATGTGTTGCTTTACTTCCACTTATTCATAAAACGTACAAAACAAAGTCATCAAAGGATCTATCTACATACTCAATTATTATAATGTACATTGCTTTAACTATGGCAACAATTTATGGATTTTTAATTAATCATTTTGCAGTATATTTTACAAATATACTAACAATTTTTCTATATTTTATTTTGCATGGAATAAAGATTAAAAATGAATGGAACATACCATTTTCACAGTCGCAGTCACAAGCACAAGCTTATCAAGAACTTACTGAAGTAACTGTTGTTGAATAAGTTCTCCAGTAAATATATTACATATAGTACTACGTAAGACTTCACAATCACCAGTTTCATAATTCATCACAATTCGTTCAAAAAGAAATATTAATTCATCATCAATTTCTTTAACTACAATTTCACAATCAATTGCAGGAACATGAAGTAATGTATATACTTCAACTTCACGAACTTGAGTATAATTTTTATTATAGTTGTCTTTTTTTTGTTTCATTTTAATATATCTATTGAAATGCAATCTATGTGATTCAAAATTATAATATAGGTCCTGTTCAATATCAAATTCATATGGTAATGCTTTTGGAGTCAATCGAAACTGTGGAATAAATTCAAGTCGTATTTCAAGTGGTAATTCAGCTTCATCAAGAATTCGCTCAATAATATGATTTGGCAAATCAGGAATCGGAGTTTCGCACATTTATATCACTTCATTTCGGTTCAGGTCAGTTTTACAATTATTATCAATAATATCATACCAATAATATTATAATTAATATTTTCATTTTTTATACTAATACATTGAAAAAAATACATATCTATAGTAGATGGGATATGAAATATTCGATGATATAAAATGCATTACTCTTGAAGGAAACAGCGACCGTCAAGAATTAGTAGAAAAAACATTATCATCACTTGGTATAAAATTTACATTTTATGTAGCAAAAAGAAATCCACGTGGAGGAAGAATAGGATGCTTTGAATCACATATACACGTTATTAGAGAGGCATATCAAAAAGGTCATCAAAAAATCCTAATATTTGAAGATGACGTCATACCTACACCAGCATATTCTAATACATTATTAAATATTGCAACCGATTTTATGCAAACAAATACAAACTGGGAATATTTTCAACTTGGATGGACAATTAATTTAGAACAATCTCAATTTAGTCCATTTGTACCATATTTACTATCCAAAGAAATAAGCCCACATATTTATAATTTTAGTGGAGTATTAACACATTCTTATGCAATATCACGTAAAGGTATGAAACATCTTTTAGACATTATCGACAATATAGATTTGTATTCTTTGTCAGATACAGATTTTCCACACCTTGATATATATATGTCAAAACTTTTTTATAAAGAAGGAACATTGTATTGCACCAATTCTTTTCGATCAACGATGGTGTCTTCCAACAGATAATATCGCCCATACTTATCTTGAAAAAATATTCAGATTATTTCAATGTAGTGTTGAAGGTATAAGTTTAATGTATAGTATTAGTTTATTAATTTATTATAAAATACGTATATGTATTTGTATTTTAATAGTTTTATTAATTATTTGTACCTACATTTTCAGTATCTTTTGGAAACGATCGTAATCATAATCTTATCGACGACGCAATTCTCTCATTTTTAAAACAAACTCTAATGATTTTTCTTGCGGAGTTTTTTCTTTAGGGAACAAATGTGGTGGTAAAATCATAGGTAATCCAAATTGTTTTTGTAATATATATTTATTTTCATTTAAACCTCTGCATAAATCTGTAAAAAGTCCTTTTGATTTTGATATAAATTGATTTGCCAATGCACATATAAATCGATTGATATAAAGATAATTAAGGCTAAATGATATAATTTTTTATATCATATAATATAGTGAATGTATTTTATAACATTTACAACAGGGTCTTATAATAAAATTACTGAAAATTTTCTTATTAATTTTCAGAGAATCCTAACAAAATATGGTCATCATCTTATTTTAATATGTGTAGATGAAATTGCAAGTGAATATTTTCAAAAATATAAAAATGAAGATTGGCTTATCCTTGATACACGTAATTGTTTCAGTGATGGTAAAAGAGAAGTATTAAACTATAAAGAAAAAAAATATAATATTTTGTGTTCCTTAAAACCACAACTTGTAAAAGAATATCTTACTAATTCATACGATGAATTATTTTACATAGATACTGATATAATATTTTATAAAGACCCAACATCATATATAAATAATTGTGAATTAATTTTTCAAAAAGATGGTGAGAATACAGTTTGTGCAGGATGTTTTTATATTAAACGTACTCCTAGAACATTAAAATTATTAGAATTATGGATATGGACCATAAATAAAGGTGAAAATACTGGAAATGATCAAGATTATTTAATAGTTATTTTAAATGATATTTTTAAAGGTATAACTAGTATACCAGGAATACGTGGGGACTATTTTCCAGCAGAATTATTTCAACGAGGCTGTGATGCTATTGAAAAAGAATGGTGGATGCGAGATGATAAAATATGTATACATGTTAACTGGCGTGTTGGTTTACAAACAAAGATAGAAGCTCTTAAACGTATTAATGAGTGGTACTTAAATTAATTTTACAAGATATTCACGAATATAGTTACACACTCCAAATGGAGTAAACCATAATTTTACTCTTTCTAGTTCACGTAACATTAACAAATAATCTTCATTTGTAATATTTTTTAAAATATTAGGTAATTCAGAAAGTTGATTGTTATTTATAATAACCGCAAATTTAGAATAATCCAATATATCTAAATAAGGTAACCCAATTTCATTGTCATATATGTATACTGGTATAACACCAAGTTCCATAATTTCAAAAAAACGAAAACTAGAAATACCATAACCACGTGGAGCAAGACCAAATTTACTTTGAAGAGTAGTTTCAATAAATAAATTAATTTCATTTTGAGATATATCTATTGACCATCCATCTTTAACTATAAATATAAATTCATTACATGTTTGCAATGTTTCTACCATTGCACTACGTATCGAGTGCGTATATGTACCAATAAAACTTGCAAGATATTTTTTATTTGTTAATTCACATCGTGGAGTATCGCGCAATCTATATGTAATATCCTGTGTAATAAGTGGTAAATTAATTGCTTTATCTTTTATATTATTACTTCCACCTATTGCAAATATAATAAAATTATCTGGTTTTTCAAATTGTAATTGTGGTCCATCATCCCATTGACATACTGTAAATACAAACTTATTTAATTTTTTTGCTTCATTACATAGAAATATAATTTTATGTGTTAAATTTTCACTTATATTTTTTGAATTATATATATTAAATAAATTATTCCAATAGATATCTAAATAGATAAAACGTTCTTTTAATGAAAATGATTCTTTTTTCCAATACGAATCAAAAAATTCTTCCATATACATTCCATTTTTAAATGGAGGATATTGAATCGTCGATAATGGTTTTAGGTTCATTTTTAAATATATTTATTTAAGAATTATATGATGAAAACATATAATTCTTAAATAAATATATGATGAAAACATATATAATAACAATTTCATATAGAGCACGCGATAATCAATCATTTCGTAGAGAACAAATAATAAAAACACTTGAAAATATAAAAGAATATTTCAGTCAAAATAATCTTAAATATATAATAATTATTTGTGAACAAAATGATAATAAACAATTTAATCGGGGGGCATTACTAAATGCATGTTTTATTGAAGGTGAGCGACTTTTAATTCAAAATAAAATATATATACAAATTGATGCAGATTATTTATTTAATACACAACACGAATTTCCGAAAGATATACTCAATTTTGAAACTGGATTTATTGATCTATATAAATTCATAGATTATGATACAATAGGTGCATGTGTATTTGATTCTATATCATATATAAAAACAAATGGATATCCAAACGATTTATACGGATGGGGAGGTGATGATTGGGCTCTTTGTAAAAGAATACATGAAAAAGAATGTGAGTATAAAATATTTGGATATCGAACTAAAAATCCTCCATTAATAATTGAACAGACATCACCAGATAAAAAACTGTATTTTGATGAAACAAATAATGTATTGAATATAAAATTATCAAAAAGAAATGATACAGATTTAAATGGAGTTCGTCAATGCAAATATAAAATAATAAAATGTGGAGAATTTTTTAATAATAAAGATATCATTCATTTACTTATTGAATTTATTTAATTTTTAACACTTCTTGAAGATTGATACATTTTTTCTTGAAGTGAAAGTTCTCTATCTTCAACTTCAATATTCAATGGCATTCCTAATAAAGATTTTGTAATTATAAATTTTGGTAGACCAAATTTAGTATGTCTTTGACTTATAACAGGAAATCCAAAAATTTCATTTTCTTTCATTTGAATTGGTAAATCAATATCTAAATGAAATAGTTTTTGTACTATATATTTATGTTCATTTAATCCTTTACACAAATCTGTAAATAAACCTTTTGATTCAGATATAAAAGTATTTGCTAATCCACAAATAAATAAGTCACTTAATAGATCATTTAATTTTGTATCATTAGTAAGTCCATTTGTCATATGTAAATTAACATAACCTGGATTTGGAAAAGTAGTAAAATTATAAATATTTAATCCAAAGCTTTTAAAAAACTCAATGCATTCACTATCATCTGTTGCAAGATAAATTGATGATTGTTTATGAATAATGTCTTTATATTTTTCATAAACAATTGTTTTATAATCTATATTGTAATAATCTTTATTTCTAATTTGAATAGCCATATATGGTTTTGGTATATTCAAATAATTATTTTTACAATAATCTTTAATCCAAGGTTTTAATTCCATAAAATAAAATAAACAATAATTATCACCGCGACCTCCACAATTACAATAATAAAGGATATCTTCAGTATAGTCTATTTTATTTTCAATAAGTGAACAAATATACTCTTCTATTTCTCGTGATGATGCTGATGAATTTTCAGTTAAAATTCGTTGAATATCATTATTATCATATACAATATTTGGTAAATTCAGTGTGAAATAATCTGCAAAATTAAAAGTATAATATGAGTGAATAGTACCAAGTAGAAGGATTCTTTTACATTTTATACAGTATTCTATACAGTAATATATTTGTGATAAAATATCATTAAATCCTCCTTGAGGATTTAAATGAAAATACTTCATTACCATATAGATATAAAAAAATTAACAAATAAAAGATTCAAATTCAGAATTTTGGAAAACAAGGCCATTATTTCTTACTTTATGAAAATTAGAAACTTCCTCGCCATTGTGTCTTTCACAAGGAAAGAACTTTGCAACATTCCAACAATACCAATTAAATGGGCATGTATTTCCATTTAATTCTCGCATCATATCAAATAACATTAAATCTATTGTATAAACTCCTCCAGGATACGATAAGACTGCATCATATATTTTCTTTGCCCCTCGTTTTGTAATAACATATGCATGTAAACAAAATGAAGGTAGTCTACACACGTGTTTATTAGACAGTACAGGTGTTAGAACACCATGAGGACTTATAATCTGCAGTTGATTGCCCATAAATAAAATATCAAAATCATGTGGTGTTTTCATACAATAGAGTGGCGCAAGTTCTTTCCATTGACTATGAAATACAATATCATCCTCAAAAACTGTAAAATACGTATTATCGTCAACATCTTTCATTTCAATTATCATTTTCCAAATATTTAATTGTGATAATATTATTCCTTCGCGTCCAATATGTACATTGAGTAAAATACTTGTCAGTCCATCAGTTTTTATCAATGGTGACCCATGGTTTATCCATTCATCGGCCAATTCGTCTGCAGTCATTTTTGCGGCATGCACACCACTCATACGCATAATTTTTTCAAAACCTGCACTAGATATATTATTTTGTGCATCATAAAACCTATCAGTAGCTACATCTAAATTTATAATGTATACTTGTGATTCTATAATATCTCGAGTAAAATTAATCATTATACAGTGTACTTTAGTTTGTATTTTCATTATAATCTTTAAATCGTGCATTCATATTTGGGTCATCAAAAATAGTGTATAAACCTTCATTGATAAATGATTTAAAATCTATATTTTGATAAACTAGACCAGTTGTACGTTCTAAATAATTAAGACTACGTAAATTTGTTTTAGATGTTTCACTTAACTTAAGTGCATAAGTAGATGCTTCTAAACGTGTAATATTCCAGCAATACCAAATAAAATCTCGCTTTCCTTTAGTTTTCATATGATTATGCATAGTTTCATCAATAGTATAAACACCTTCTTCACGGCTAAGAATCCAATGATATAATTTACGAGCCCCTTGTTTTGTTATAATATACGCATGATTACAATATGTTGGTAGTTGAACAACATATTTACGTGTATTTTTTAAATCATCTACTGCCATTTGATTTCCAATATATAAGATATCAAAATCGCACGGTGTTTTCAAATAAAAGCATGGTGCAAGTGTATTCCATTGGTTATGAAATATAATATCATCTTCAAAAATTGTAAAATACGTGTCGTCGCTAACATTTTCCATTTCAAGTATCATCTTCCAAATTTTTAAATGAGATAACATACATCCTTGACGACCAATTTGTTCTTTAAATTTGCGTCCTTTATCATTATCAACACATAATTTCGGCGAACCGTGTTTTGCCCATTCTGCAGCAAGACCTTCATCATCAAGTTCTGCAGCATGTATTCCTGAAACACATTCGACCTTAGTAAATCCTGCATCAGCAATATTTTTTAAAGCAACCTTGAGTCTATCTGTGGCTACATCTAAATTAATAAGAAATACTTGTGAATGTAAAACTTTATCTTCAAAATTATTCATAGTATTCTTCTAGTGATATGTATATATTTAATGAGATCTTTAAATAGATTAAAAATAATAAATTTTCGCAGCTATCTATTTTGGTATTACGCCATTGATAAATGCAACAACGAAGAAAATAGTCATTAACATACGACCGAAAAATTGAAGAAGTTCAAGACCACGTTTAGAACCAGCACGAAGTGTTGCACCAATGAAATAAAGGGCAAGCATACCTACACCAAAGATTTGTGACATGTTTTTAAGAACAAATACAAAGAGTGATGCATGACCTGCTAAACCAAACCAATCATATGAGCTGAAACGAGAGGTGGAATATGGTGTTAGAGTTATTAAGAAGAAAGTGGTTAGAGTACTGTGAGCAGTTAAACGTAAGTTACGTTGCATAGTATCTTGGTCAATATCTTTCCCAGTTTGTATCAGTTTAATGTGATATATTATAAGTGAAAGAAGACCAGTTAATAAAAGAAGATTTGCAAAGAAATCAAGAGAATTACGCACAGTATCTTTTAATTTAGTTACAGAAAAGGCAAATAGGGCTGAATAACCAACAACAGCTACATGATTCATATCCATGATTATTAAAATAGTTCTATATTACTCACATATATTAATTTAAGTATTTAACGGATTTTCACCCTCAGTTTGTTTAGATGGAGGTAACCAATAATCAATAATTTCACAAAAACGCATAAATGAATAAATACATAAAGAAATTAGTCGACTCGATGTATTTATATGTTTATTATAGAGTACCCTATAAGTAAGTTCTTTAGTTTCTATATAATTGTATGTATTCATAATATGTATTCATTATCTCTATCTTTTAAATAATATCTTTATCTAAAAAATGAAATATAAAAATGAAATATAAAAAGTATAATTAGCATAGTACAAAAATGCAACCAATAATATCACCAGCGGAATGTGTAAATTGTATAACAAAATTATTCGATGATTTTGAACAAAATATTCAAAAATCTACCTATATATTTCCTACAGATCTTAATGATGCTTTACTAAATATGATAGTTACTAATTCGAAAGCATCTATATTTGAAGATAAATTGACACTTATAAATAATGAACTATTAATTTCAAATGGAAAAGATATACTACTTGCAATTAAAAATACTTCAACCGAATCATTTATTTGTAAAATATTTCTTGCAGAGAAAGAAATATATAATGTAATACTATACAAAAATGAAACAGAATGGATTTTCAATGGAATCCCTGTATCAATTATTAGCTTACGATATCAAGAAATAAGACTCAAGTTGTTTAATTTAATGAATGAACCTATGTCATCAATAAATTTCTCATTATATTACGGATGTTTTGAAAATGAATATAGAATCGCACTTGTTCAATATCCAATAATAGGTTATCTTGATCAAGCCGACTATTTTCTATACTCAACTGGTGTTGGTAGTAAATATCCTCTTATTCCAAGTATTAAACAAAATCTTGAAAAAGATAAATTTAAACCAATTATTCAAATACATGCACGACCATCAATTGTAGAAAATTATAAAAAAACACAATCAAAAAAACAATTACAAGAAATTAAAAAAGAATTATTAGAAATAACATGGGAACCTTCCAGAATAATGGACTGGTGTTTAGATGAAGAAGATAAAGCACGTATAAAAGAACATTTTAAAAATAGTGAAATTATGTAAATATTGTATGTGTATAATTTGTTGATGGCTGTAAAGAAGATTGCCAATCTATATTTTTGAAATACATTCTGTGTATTCGTTCATTTATCCACTTTATCACTAAAGCTAATAACAAAAGAGCTTCATATGTGTGATCATGAATATTATTTTCTGGGAGCATTAATAAACGAAGTCCAAGTAAATAAGTTCCTTGATGCGCCATTTTATAACTATCTTTTCTATGTAATAGTTTAAATTCCCCTTATACCTTTATCCAATGCAGTTTAACAGAATTCAATAGAATTGTAAAATAAACTACACATTTTTAAGAAAAAAATGATTTAAATTTCTAATTTAAAATAAAATATATCAAAATGGCTCATCTACTCGATACAAAGAATAAGAAACTTTATGAAACTTATAAACGCAATGGTATCCATCCACTCATTCATCATGATGATTGGCCAAAATTTGACAAAAATTGGATTGAGGGTCATATGCCAGAGACTCCAGAAGGTCAAGTCCTTGCACTTCTTGAACGCCTCGATGAAGCAACCGATTTCAGTGATAGTAAGGCAGATTGGATGGTCGACGCACTCAAAGAAAAGAAAGTTCAATATGATCTTCTGAAAGATGAAGCACCATTCACATATAACATACTTTACTGGGGCGCTAAAGAAGATGGCGAGATTAATTATGAAATAATTAAGAGATGTTATGAAGAAATCCTAACACTCTGCGCTAAGAAGTACCCTCATAAAGTCAGTGCCGCAACACTCAAAGCAAAAAAGGAAGCTGAGAAAAAACGACAAGATGACCTCATTGCGAACTACAAACGTCAAGTAGA